ACCTGCTGCTGCTTCCACATCTGCTGTTTTTACCAGTGATGGGTGATTGGTCAATCTGATCACTTGTTCAATCTCAGATGAAAATTCCATTATTTCTCTTTGAACATCTGCAATGTCGCCAATGGCACTCACACCAATGCCTCTGATGTTGCTGCGTTGATTGTAAACACACACAGCTGGCACCGAACCCAACTGATTGGGATATGTTTGATCCAAATAACCTTTGCGATCTTCACCGTTTATTTTGTAAACACTAATTTCAGTGGGTGTGTATTCTCTCACATACTGCACACCATTCACTATTTCTTCTTTCACTTTGAGATAGGTCAATTGGTAATAACCATTTGCTTGACGCTGATACTGCCAATCCAAAACGTTCTCTGGAGTGAACAATGACACATAAGGACGTATGCCTTGATTCAATTCATCTGCACGAGTGTAAACTTCTGTGGTGGGTTTGTCCACTATTACCCAAACATGTCCATACACCATGGCATGAGCACTTACGTCTCTCATGAATGCTGTGAAATTTCTTCCATCCAAATCAGCATCATCCAAAAAGTATTGCAGTTGTGGATCTGATTCAATGCTGCCAAAGTCTCTGTCCACTTCTTTTCTCAATAGGAATGAGTTGTAGATTGAAACCACACTTTTAACGTGATTATCCAATCCCACTGCTCTTAATCTTTTTTCGTAATCTGCTTTGCTCTCATAATAGTATGGTTCTAAATATTTGCCAAGGTAGAATTCATATCCGCCAATATAAGAATCACTTAAAAAATTCCATCTGTTTAAATATTTTTTGTAAGCGTCATGTGTTTGCACAATATAATCCACACTGATTGAATTGTCTCCTTTGATTACTCTGTCTCTTATGATTGGCATTACAATTGACTCCTAAGTTGTGTTGTACCACCAAATGCCCAACGTGTGGGTTGTTCTGTGGTGATTTCTGGTTTGATGGGATATAAAAAATCTGTAAGGTAACCCACTGCATCCGCCATGTGATCATTCTCACCATCTTTGTGGATTACTGAAGTGCCTTCTTTGTATGTCATGCGTTCTGAACTTTTGATAATTTGTTTACATTTTGGATCAACAAATAAAGATCTAATGCCTTTGGCATTCTTTAATTTACTATTTACAGCATTCACTCTGTCTCTCACTGGAGTGTGAACATGACGCACATTCACTTGAAATCCTGCATTTCTCAGTATGCTGTGATCTGATCTGCCACCGGAAGATGTGTGTTTTGATTTTCCAGCAGGATCTGGGTATATAACAATTTTAGATGTGGGGTATCTTCTTTTTAACTCATCACACACTTCGTCTGTGTTGCTGCCTTTCATCACCAATTCATCTATGAATAAAATATTGTGATTTTGAATCACAGCGATTGCAACACTTAAAGGATCTAGATTAAAATCTATGCCCACATGTATTTCTGGTGTGTGACTCACATCAATGGTTTTGATGGTATCATCTCTGCTGAAATTGTAATACACCATGCCTGAATATGTATTGAATGTGGCATTGTATTCTTGTTCAAATGTTTTTAGATCCAAATCTCTGCGTGCTTGTTCAATCTCATCCAAGCTGACTATGCCTCCTTCTGCTGTGGTAAATTTAAAACTGGCCCAATCTTTGGTGCTTTGTGCCATGGTGTACATTTCATAACTGAATGAACCCACGCCTCTGGGTGTGCCTGTGAACAGTGCTCTGCCCTGTCTGTCTGACAGTGTGGGTCTCAACACTTCTGTCCACACAGTAGGATCCATGTCTTGAAATTCATCCAAGGCCACAAAGTTGTAACCTCCACCTCTCAACGAATCTTTGTTTTCAGCACCTTTCAAATAGATTTTAGATCCTGATTTTAATCTTATAATCAATTCAGCTTCATTGGTTTGATCCACCCATCTTAAACTTTTTAATTTGTCTTTGATCTGATCCCAAATCAAATGTTTGGCCATTCTGTATGAAGGTGCCAAAAATAAACATTCTTGATCTGGCAGTGCTGCTGCTCTGCACAATTCTCTAATACTGAGATAACTTTTTCCAAATCTTCTTCCGCTAACACACACTCTAAAACGAGCTTTATTTTCAGCAACAAGTTCTTGAGGTTTGCTTAGGGGCATAGGTTATATCTTTTCATCACTCCATGGCAGAGGTGCTTTGTTTGCTGTGTCTTCTGGCAGTTCTTTCATGCCCAAATATTGTTTGCTCAAAAAGATTTGCACACGAGTGTCACCATTGATGGCCTTTTCCCACATTGCTCTACGCAATGATTTCTTGCCAGCTTCTTTGCCTTTGGCCAAGACGTATTTAAATTTTCTTTTGAGAGCAGAGGTTTTCATTCCCACCACTTCAGCAATTTCTTCTGGGGTGCATTGAATGCAGGCCAATTTGTAAACCAACTCTTTGTCCACTTTGCCTTTTTTGGGTTGTATGGGTGTTTCTTCGCTCATTATCCTTGTCTTTCTATCACCTTAATACGAATGCTGCGAGCATCACGTTTGTTGTTGGCAGTGATAATTCTATATTTTACGTTGTAAATTTTTCCTGCTGTGCCACCTGATAGATTAGCAGTCACGAGATAAGTGGTGTTGGTGGTGGATGCAAGTGTTAATGGTGCAGCATCTCCTGCGATGGTTTGAACCACCACTGAAACAGTAGCAATGGTATCACCTGCTGGCATCCAATTGGTCCAATCCACAGTGTAGTCCAAGATTGAGTAGGTATCTTTTTCTATGTATGTGCCTATGTTGTCTGATTTGAATCCTGTTAGTGTGGCCATTTAACCTTCTCTCCTGTCTCTTGGTGTGCCAGCAACATCTACTAATAGATTGTGTTGAACTACCAGATTGCGTGTTTCGTTTAAGATTTGTCTAGATCTTGTTTCTTGTGCAATGATATTTATACGACTTTCTGTATTCAAATCAAATACTCGTGTTTCTTGGGTGATTTGTAATGATCTGATCTCACTTAATATGGTTAAAATGCGTTCTGGATCAATTCTATATAAATCAATGTTTGCATACAATGAAGCAATTGCTTGTAAAGATTTTTGTATATTGAATTTGAATCCACCATTACCAGTCAACCTGCATTGTGCATTAAAGTTAGCACTGGAATAACGAATCCTTTTGGCCGTAATGTTAGTAGTAAATTGTGCCAGTATGGCAAGATTGCTGTCTGTACCTTTGATAGCATTCACATACATGCTGCATTGAGCAGGCAGTGCAGCAATACCAAATCTAACTCTTAATGCTGTGCTGTTTAAGTTACACTGTGATTGCAAGTTTAAATTAACTATTACATTTGTATTAATTTTTGAAATTCTAAACACACTGTTCAAACTTAATTGATTGTTGGTGATTCTTATGCCAGATACCACCATGGTGCAGACCACTGGTTCTGTGTTGATCACATTGCCTAATAAACGTGCATTTGCTGTGAATGTGAATACACTGGATAAATTTTTACTGGTTTTCACTAAAACCACTGATGATAGTGTGGCAGTGCTGCTCAAACTCAAACTCACTATGATTAATTTTATTGCTGTGGCACTAAGTGTGGTCACCACGGTAGCATTCAATGTGCCACCTATTGTGTTGTTTGCTGTGCAATTGAATGTTTGCCAAACTTCTTGTATAGGATCTGCCCATGTGCCCATGTCTGCCCATGTGCCTGATTCATTCACACGAGTGTTGCAAGATGCATTGTAAACTCTTCTGCCAAGAGCACTGATACTGCTGCTGGCAAATAAATCTGCAGTGGCAATGTCCAAATTATCTGCAGACATTGAACTGGTAAACACACAAGCAAGACTCACATTAGCAATCAATGTGGCACGAGCAACACAAGAAATAGTGATTACAGCATTCACCGATGCTTGACCTTTTTGTATTTTATCTGCCAATGCTGTTAATGTGCATTGACTGTTTAAATTGCTAAAACCATTGAAAACTTTTGTTGCTGTGATGCTGGTTGTGGCCACAGTAGATAATAATTTAATAATATTTGCAATTAATTTGGCCGTGATATTTGTAGTAAATTGTGCTGTGAATGTGCTAGATAATTGTTGTATTCTAACAGCAGTGATTACTATGGTGGCCTGTGCTGACAATGTGGTAGTGGCATTTTGTATTCGTTCAGCAATGATGGATATGCTGGCCTGTGCTGTTAAATTACTGGTGGCCAGTAATACTATTAATGCTGTGACAGAAATTGTTGATTGTGAACTTAATGTGGCATTACTATTTTGAATTTTTATTGCTGTGACAGAAGTTGTTGCTTGTGAACTTAATGTGGCAACAGCAGATTGAATCACATTGCCAGTGGCATTTAAAGTTGCTTGTGAACTTAATGTGGCAACAGC